CGCAATTCATAACTAATCGTGGACTAAATGAATTTAGAGATTGGTTAGAAGGTGGATACGATACCATACAAGAGTGGGATAAGATGTATAGTGATTGGTTCGCAATACCAAGAAGTATCAAGACTACATCAGTTAAACCAAGTGGTACGGTTTCTTTATTAGCCGGAGCAACACCAGGTTTACATTATCCCGAATCAAGATTTTACACAAGAAGAATTAGACTATCAGTCAATTCAGAATTAGTGGACCCCCTAAAAAAAGCAGGTTATAAGATAGAGCCAGCATTTGGTTCTGAAGACTCAACATTAGTTGTTGAGGTGCCAGTTGATGTCGGTGAGGGAATTAGAACTGCAGCTGAATTATCCATTTGGGAACAATTCAGTTTAGCAGCGTTCCTACAAAGACATTGGGCAGACAATCAGGTCAGTTGTACTGTGACATTTGACCCGGAAAAAGAAGGAGATGAAATTCCATTTGTATTAAATTACTTCCAATACCACCTTAAAGGAATAAGTCTATTACCAAGACACGATTACGGAGCATACCCACAAATGCCTTACGAAGCTATTGAAGAAAAGGAATACAATAAACAAGTTAAAAAATTAGGTAAACTATCATTCGGTGTTATTAAGAATGAAGAAGCAGAAGTAGATAAGTTCTGCAACAACGATAGTTGTGAAATACCTGGAGAAGATTTAACAAGTGAGAATTAAATTTCTTAACTGGCAGACGACACACCAGTATAAAAATGTGTCATCACAGTAACAAACAAGGAGAAACGATTATGAATATTCGTAATCTTATAGTATTGTTTATGATGACCACAGGATTGTTCGCACAATCAGTAATGGGAACCGTATACGATACTAACTCAAGACCACTTGAAGGCGCTAATGTCGTCCTTGTTGGAACTGATTTGGGTGACATCGCTAATGAAGCAGGTGCTTACTCAATGATTAGTGTTCCAGCAGGTTCATACGAACTA